TTTGCATATAAAAATAACTAAGGATATTACAATTTGTTTGTAATATTTTGTAATACATCAAGACCTTCATCAGTCTTAAAATACACTGCTAAAGCAGAATAAACGTTTTCACCATAAGGAACAACAATAATTTTTTCTTTCTTGTTATCTCCCCATACTACAGTTCTATTGTCTGATTTAATATGTAAAACATTCATTTCAACTGCTCTTACAGCTATATTTCTAAGCTTTAAGTTTTCATCATTTAAAAGATCCATAAATTCAGATGAGTTATTTCTAGCCCATATAATCATGTCTCTTCTAAGTTCAGAAGAAGTCATTCTTGATATTAAGTTTTTATTTTTTAAAACAACTCTAGCTATTGCTTCTAGGTCATTTATATCCATATCTTTTGCCGCAACTTGTGCATCTAATGATGAAACCATGTCTTGCACATCTTCTTGTGCGTCTTTTTCTGGGTCAAACTCATAATACCTTTTATTAAAATCAGGGTGAATTAATAAAAACTTTTGAAGATTAAGGTTATAATCTGGTACAATTAATTTACCGTCTTTAAATGTAATAGGTTCAATAGTAGCTATTCCGTCTTGTTCATCAACAAAAGGAGATATTTGGTTCGTAGCCCATCTCAAAGCTCTATTAAGCTGTCCGTCAAAATATGTTAGGGGTTTAGAAGACGTATGTTTTACATTAATCATATGTCTTATAGGTGTCTTGTCACCTTTTAAAATAAATATTCTTTGTTTTCTTTCTAGTTTAGGTAGAATTACAGAATATCCTGTGTTTTTTGTTTGTATTGCCATTTTATTAAAATTTAATTAGATTAAAAAAAGGGGAGAAGACAAGCCCCTCCCCATTTGTTATTATTGCATCAACATGAAGTTGTTAACTCCCATTGTACATAAAGCTCTTTCTGATAAGAAATGAACTTCCATATTGTCTTTATCTGATGTAGATGCACCACCAGCAGATCCAGTTACCCAAGACTTGTATTTTCTGTCTTCAGTAGGAGAGACTCTATATCTTACATGTAAGAAAGGTCTTTTTGCATTTTCTCCTAATACTTGATCGTAAATAGTAGTTGTCCCAGCAGGAACTAAAATACCATCAACTCCACCAATATTACCTCTAGTAGTAGCGTCGTTTAAGTATTTCCAGTCAGACTTATAAAAGTCATATCCGATTCTAAATCCTGTAAATCCAAGATTTAAAGCCATATCTTCATCATTATCGAATAAACCATAAGAAGAAGTAGATGCTCCACTATTGTTTTGAGCAGCTAATACTGTGTCGATTTTAAAAGATGTATCTCTGTTTACAAATAATACATTTTCTTGAATTGCTCCTTCTTTATCAAGAACTTTAGCAATGTTTTCAAGATCAGTTCTGTCTCCGATATCTCCACTTGATGTGTTACCATTGTTTTCGATTTCGTAGAAAAGACCTTTTGTACCTTTGTAACCTGCAGTTAAAGCTCCAGATCCAGAAGCAGCTGGTTCACCTTCAACCATTGAAGTCTCTAGGTAATCCTCGAATCTTAATCTAGTTTCATGCTCAGATTTTAAATACCATAAGTATCCGTTTGCTCCGTTTTCAGTGCTTACTTCTACCCACCCAACGTGTGCCATTTCAGATCCGCTTACTTCGTACTTATCTTTAATGATGATTGGATTGTTTTCTTTAGCTTCAAAATCAGCTTCAAGAGATCCGTCCATTCCGTTTGTTCCTTTTTTAAATTCAGAACCATAAACGAAAATTGTTACAGCATCTGCTGCATCAAAAGGTCCGTTTCCGTCAGTACCTGCAACGTGTAATAAATCTTTAGTTGCAAAAGTAGCTACGTCAATAGAATCAGTTGCTACTGCTGTAATTAAAGCTTTAGCTTGAGATCCTGATTTAGAAACAATAATAGTTTGATTAACTCTAAAGCTATGTCCTGTTACAGCAATAGTATCTAAGTCTGTAATAGTACCAGAAGCTTGAATATGTAATCTTCCTTGCTCACTCCATTTAATTAAGTCAGAGCTTGAAGGAATCTCAGCGCCTACCATTCTTAAGAAAGAAGCGATAGATCTGTTTCCATATCTTTCAAATTCTTTTTCATATAAATCTGGAAGATATTGTTGTGCGAATGTGTAATCAGCATTACTAAGGTAGTTAGAGTTTCCTAACGCCTTACCTGGTGCTGGTGTCAATGATGTGCTACCGCCTATTGAGCCGTTAGCAAAATTAATCGATTGTGCCATTTTAAATAATTTTTTTTAATGTTTAACGTTTTTTAATTTTTAATCCAGAACTAAAACTCGCCGTATCTTGCAATACTTTGAATTGAGTTCCGCTTTTTGAAGAATCAACGTTATTTCTTACAGACATTTCTATGTTTTTTCCGTCTTTTACAACTTCATTAACCGCATCCGATTTACCTTGTTCATAAAAGAACTTAGCATACTTTTCAGGGTTCATAGCCATAGAAAGAGCTGTATGATATTTACCAGCATCTTTAAGCAATCCGTTTTCGTCAACGTGTTTGTTTATAAAGTTTGTTAAATCGCTGTTTTTATTTACAATTTCATTAACATCTTTAGGTTTATAAGTAAGCTTACTGTCTCCTAAATTAAATTCAAAACCTTTGAACTCATCATTAAAAAACTTGTTAGTCTTTTCTTGAAAAACCTCACGTTGAGTTTGCGTTGCTTTTTCTTGCTTTGCTGACTCTTCTTTATAATTATTGAAAAACTTGAAAGCTTCTTTATAATTTTCTGGCACATTCTCGTCACTTGACTCAAGTGGAGTTTTGTATTTCTCCTTTAAATTATTAAAATACTCTTTAGCTTTAAATAATTCTTGCTTTTTTGCTAGAGTTTTCTTCTTTATATCATATTCATTGTCACTGTCTTCTGTATAAGCAAACTTTTCGTTAATCAAAAAGTCTACATCAGAATCATCAAGACCAGGATTATTTTCCTTATAGTAATTTCTAAGTAAATTTTCCTCGTTTACATCATCTATGTTTTGCTGTAGCTTAACATAATCATCTAAACCTCTTTTTGTTTCTTTCTTATACTCAAGATAGTTTTCTACTTCTTTTGGAAGCTCTTGCTTTTTTTCATTATTTTTAAGAACGTTATCTAAAGAATCTAAATCAATTTTATACTTATCAGACAAATACTGATTGATTACATCTTCTTTTGATATTTTTTCTTCTGTTTTTTTTTCTTCAGGTTCAGACTCCTGAGTTATTTCTTCTTTAACCTCTTCTTTAGCTTCTGTTTCAGTTTCTTGAACTTCTTTTTGTTCTTGTTCAACAACTTCATCTTTCACTTCTTCTGCAGGTTCTTCCTTTTTTGCAGAAGGTAGATTTATCTTAAAATCTACGTCATTTGAATTATCTTCAATGACTTTTGCTTTGATTTCTTCACTCATAATAAATTAAATTAAATTTTTATACAAAAATACTAAATTTATAGTATGTTTTTTTGATCCATGTTTTGTAGTAAATTAGCCATAGGGTCTTGTGCTTCTTCCTCTTGTTCTTCAAAGTTTGTAGGAGGTAAATCTTGTTTTCTTTGAGCAATCATCTTACTTTGTTGTGTTGCTTGCTTTTCAGTTCTCTTGTCTTTCCTATCTTCTTTAAAAGATTCTTTGTTTTTAAAGTTCTCTGACTCCATTTGCTTTAACTGTAATTCAAACTGATATTTCAACTGAAGCATTTCTTTTTGGATTTCAGCTTCTTGTTTCATTTTTTGTAAATCCAATTGACTTTTTAATTGTTCCAACTGTGACTCTCCTTGAAGCTTCATTTGTGACTCCTGCATTCTCGATTGAGAAGCGGCTTGTGTAGATTGAACATTAGATTGAGTTTGCATTTGCATATTAGCTTGTTGCCTTTTCATATCTTCTTGTTCCTTTCTTTGTTTCTTTATTTTAAGAAGGGTATTAGCTAGTGTTAAATTATTAACCTGTCTAATATCTATAGCATCATCTAAATCTATTTTTTGTGCCTGTATAGATTGTTGTATGTTTTGCTCTAAAAGTTGTTTTTCTTCTTCATCTGGCTCTAACTCTATAAATATTCCAAAATCATGTAAATGTAAAGTTCTTATATCATTTAATATTTTAAAATTATTCTTACCAATCATTTTTGCAAAATCATCAGCAAAATTTGAAAACTGTAAAATATCAGATAATCTATAAGATAAAGCTTGACATAATTTCCTTGTAATAAACAAACCTGATTGAACAATATGTTTTGTAGCAGTATTACTATTTAATGCAGCTAGCTTTTGTATTCCCACTAATGCGTACTGATCTGGTTTACTTCCATCTCTAGCCTCATTGACTCCTGTAACAGCTCTAATCATACTAAGTTGGTAATTATACATATTGATCAAACTAGATATTTTTGCATTAGAACCTGAACTTGTTAATTCTTGAATAGGCACTCTAGCGTTATTAAATTCACCGTCTTCTGTATAACTACGTCCAATTACAGAACCTGTTTGAAAATACATCGATAATGCTTCAGAAGGGTTGTAGGAAGCACCATTACCCAAATCAACACTGTTTAATCCATCTGCATCAATAAAGACACCATCTGGTATCATTTTAGAAACAACTTGTTGTAGTTTTAAATGGACTAATTGTATCTGATCTGCAAAAGGCATCATTCTTTTAACCAAAGAGTCTATTCTTCCTTTTGACATTTTTATTGCAGACGCAATATATGGAGGTATAGTTTTTTGAAAAGACGATTTAGGTCTAACCATGTTTTTCATCATCTCCCACTTTAACAAAGTATTTGTTCCTAAAACCATCACACCCTCATACCAAACATCTATTCTTCTTGCTACTTTTTTAAATCTAGCTTGTTCTGTTTTTGGTGGATTAAAAGAAGCATCCTTCTTTAACGCTTTTTTACCACCATTACTTCCATCTTTAATTTTATATACAATCTCTTTATCGGTTTTATATGAAAAATATAATAAAGAAACGTTTGATTTATCTAATCCACTTTGTGATGTTAAATTTTGTGTACTTCTATAACCATCATATCTTGAAGCTGTTTTAGCTATTTGTTCTAACTCCTCTTGCTCTAAATATGGATTTATCTTTTTTAATTCAGATACATGTACAGATTTTACTTCTCCAAAATAATAACAATCTCTAAAATTTGGATCTTCAGTTTGTGAATAAACAAAATTTACAGGATCTACATATTCTACCTTAACTCCATCATGTATGTCAAAATCGTGTTTAAGTACAGATAATCCCAAAACAACATTATCTTCATCTATTCTTCTTTTAATTTCTTCATAGTCATTAATTTCTAGAATTGTTTTAAGAGCTGTCTCTTGAGCAACCTCTACACCTTGCTTGTATCTTAAGTTCATATAAAGATCAAGCTCTTCGTCAGATTTAGGAATTACAGATTCTTCAAAGTTAAAAGCATTTACACCTGTATTGTCTTTTATAATTTTCAATGGCTCATACGCCATCATGTCTGCTCTTAATTCATTTCTGAAATTATCTCTTTCAATAGTAGAAAACTGATCAACTGCTTCCGCTTTAATATCGTATAATCTATTAGATATACCATTAACTACAATATCTACAAATTTTGGAATTATTGGAACTGGAGTCCAGTCTAAATTCAAATATGAAAGATCTCCATTAATAGATAATTCATTTTTATATTTCTCAACAGGCTGTTCTCCTCTAGCATACAATCTCCTAGTTAAGAACTCTGATCGTATCTCTCCATATAAAGAACTTCCGTAATCTCTTGAAAACCATTCAGACTCTATTGCTCTACCTACACGAAGGCCATATTCTAAACTAGCTTTTTCTTCATCTGGTGCAAATTGATTTGGAAATCCACTTCCAGAATTGAACTTTGGTTTGTTTATCATGTTTATTTTATAATTTCGCTAACAGAACCTTTGTTACTGTATTTTGCAAAGTTAACATTTATTTGATTATGTTTTTGTATGTTTGTCCGTTGCTTACTCTGGTTTGCCATTATAGCAAAGCCTGAACTAACCGTAGCATCAAATCTAGTTCTATTATTGATATCATAATTAGCCCAATCAAGTAAAGTTCTGTTAAAATACAAATTTCCACAAGAACCATAATCAAGATTTTCAATATCATTAATAACACCAACATGGTTTTCAATATAACCTTCTATAGCTTCAGCATGTACAGATATTACAGCTTGAGAAGAGGGTATGCCTCCTAACTCTTTCTCTGATTTCGACAAGGCATTTCTGTGTTTATCAGGTCTGTTAAGGGAAAATCTTCTATATCCTCTTTCTTTTAAATAATACAATAATCTTGGTTTGTTGTTTTCTACCAATATAGGCATTCCGTAAAAGTGTAAAGCCATTAACACATCTTCATAAAAAATTTCTGCAGTAGGAGGTCTTGATATATACTCAAGAAAAAAACTATTTGTAGGGCCATCATCCATATGAAACTTAGTCATACCATGTAAAGCACCTTTAGAACCACCACCTCCCACAGTACCTGATATATCATAAGAGTCACACCCAAAAGCTCCCATATGTAAATTTCCTGGTAGTTTTAAGTTCCCTCTTTGTATTACATTGTTCATAATTTGACCTGAAGGTATCCATGAAACAAAAAACCTACCCTTATTATCTGGAGCCCAAATAACTTCACTATCTCTTTCACCATTTTTCCAATAAAAATTACCTCTATAAATATTACTTTTAATTGCAAAAGAATCATTGTAATCTATCTGTTCATATATCTTACTAAGATTGAATATTGTATTTTTAGATTCATCTCTAAAAGCATGAGATTCTGTTTTAGGAAACTGTCTATAAAACTCATTTAAAGCATCTGAATCATTTTTCAAACCTTCTACTTCATTATCCCAACTATCTAAAACACCTGTATCAATTATATCTCCAGCATTATCAAATACATCTTCTTCTGGAGTGTCAAATACAGGATATCCATACTCATCAATATAACCTTCAAAATTCCATTCCATAGGAATAAATAAACTATATAAACCAGATTGTGTTTGACCGTTTTTATTTCTTTCTAAGACATTAGAATTATTGTAGAGTTTTTTAAAATTTTCCCCTCCTTTATCTAAAGCATTAGATGTAGAGCCCATCATGCACTTTCCTATTACTTTCGATCCAAGTCTAAGAGTGGTTTTCGTGACTCTCCAGTTATTAAGAATGTTTTCGGGTTTTTCCCATTTTCCTGCCTCATCATGAACGAGGAGTGAAAGTTTTTCTCCATCGTAGGAGTTGTTACCGGTGTTTTTCCAATCGATTGTGGTGTCAAGTCCGACCATTTCTTGAACTTTGGTGTTAGACTCGAGTCTCTTTCGTGTAAATTTCGAAGCGGGTACTCTGTACGCGAGTTCTGTCTTGGGGCGATCCATACCGTCTTGGATGGGTCTGAAAAAGAATGGATAATTGATCGATATTGGTACCACCTTATCTGTGAACATCTTTTTAGCATCGGCTCCAGATTTGGACAATATCCCGTACCGTGCATCGGAAGATATGGTTGCCAAGTTAACTGTCTCTGCGGATGCCATAAACGAAAAACCGCTACGTCTGTTCTTGAGATAGCACATTCCATAACACCTTTGATCTGCTTTACACGCTTCCCAAAAAATAAAGAATAATCTGTTTGCTTCTCGAAAGTCTGGCTTCCCAACATCAATCTTGGTCCACTGCAAGTACATATAGTGAGAGCCAGTAATATAAGTAGGAATGCCTTTGTTAGTAAACCAATAACCTTCTTCACGCTTTTTAAACTCATTATCTATGTAATTGTGCCATTTATTTTTAAAATCATCAGGTAAATCTCTCCAATCAAATATATTATTAATTCTTTTTAATTCTTTTGGATACTCTTGCCTAGTCCATTTTTTTGTGTTAGCAACATCTTCTTCTTTAGGTAATGCAATAATTAAGCCTTGAATTGAATATACTTGTCCTATTTGACCTGTTTTGCTTATTATAATAATATCATACTCTTTATTATAACCATATTTCCATGACTTCGATTTGTTTTTTGATTTTAAAACCTTAGTAGGAATTACATCTTTTAATACAGAATATAAAGTTTGTTCATACATTACTTCGATCTTCTTTCAGCAAAACCACTAAAAGTTTTGTTTTCTTTTTCTAATGGTTTATTCTCAATATAACTATTTTCTTCTTCTATTCTTGTTAGTATTTCAAAAGCATCAAATATTGCTAACTTTTTGGTAGCCGCTGCATTTTTTAATCTATCTGCAGCTAATTCATCTTCAGGGTCTGGTTTAATAATTTCTTCTTCTGCAACTCTTATAAGTTGATTTACAGCTTCATGACCTGCTTTTATAATTCTTTTTTTAATATCATTTATATCTTTCATAATCAATTTAGAACAGTACATATATCAATAGTCCTCATTCTATATAAAGTTTCATTGTTTATTTGAAACTCATATTCACTATCCTTTGTAAAATTAACTTTATCTCCTTTTTTTACACCTAATTTATCAAGAGTGTTGTTAGAGTATTTAATTATACCTGTGTGGTTTTCAGAACCTTCTTCATAAAGATAAGAATTTTCTTTTTCAATAGGTTTTACAAAACAATATTGACCAACAGCATTCCAATGTTCACAATCATGATACAGGTAAAACTGATATGGGTCTATAAAATATATGTTATTTTTAAAATAATTTGGGGATTTTCTAGGTCTTCCCTTCATATCATAATAAATACGAAAAATATTATGATGAACAATTAATGTGTCTCCAGGTTTAATTTTTCCTTTATAAGTATAAGGACATTGTATTACTTCAGCAAACCTATTTACATTGATGTGGTTTTCTACAGTAGAGTTTATAATTATTTTTTCTCCTGCTAATTCTATCTCATTATTGTAAGCTTCTCCTTTGGGTTTTATAAGGAAAAAAAATGGAGATTTCATTAGAAATTTATATTATACTCAATAGAGACAGGTATGTTTTTATTGAACTCTTTCCATGCAAAAACCTCGTCTCCTTTTTGTATCCATACAACAAAAGACTCAGTTTCTTTTTTGTAATCTATTAAGTGTATTGTATGAGTTCCGTTAAGAATATATTGACCTACTATATAGTGCATAGCACTAGACTTATAGTCTGCCCCAATAGAAATCTTGCGGATTTCCATAATTATTTTTCTGTAACTTCTTGTTTGTCTTCTATAGGCTCGTAAGTTCCGTCTTGAATGTTTACAGATACCTTGCCATATTTTTCTTCTAGTTTAGCTTGGAATTTACTAAGGTCACTTTGTAGTTCTAACCCTTGGTGTAAAAGTCCGTGCTTTTGTAACTCC